GAAGCTCAAGCTTCTCAATTACACCGACACCGCGAGGGTCGAAACGTACAGCACCGATTGTAAGAATAACTGTGGAAACGTCGGTACTGAGTGTTTCCATGTCGATCATAATATGATTAGCCATTACTACTCCAAATGTTATCTATCTTCTTTACGTCTTCCATTATATCACCATTTAGGTAATGAAGCAAGAGCATAGGTCGAGGTTCGGGTAAAAAGTTGGGCATACTACTATGCAATAATCTGCAATTGTACATCAACACAGAACCCTTGGGCATATCTTTCTGTTCACAATAATCCCAGAAATATTTGTTGTATGCCCCGTTATAGCATAGATTGATATCCCAGTCAGGAATATGACTGTTTGCTACAAATCCGGTAGCTCCCATTTCAGGTGTCGTATCCTGCAACGACACGATAACCTGTACTCCCAATAGTCTTTCATCTTCGTTCCACTGCTTGAAACGATGAGGTGTGTCTACGTGAGGATTTACCCACTTGCTATCGCCGTTGATTGTGACGATATCGCTAGAATACCATACTACGTTATCAAGTTCTTTGTTGACACGAGTAATAAGATAGTCGTTGATCAACTTGACTTCGGGCCAATCCATAACAAGCTGGCTCCACCAAACGCTAATGTCCGGTAAATTCTTGATATCATCTTTTTCTGCGTATATTTTCCCTGAACTGCTGGCACGTACAGGATACAACGTATCTAACTTATTGTTGATGCCATCAATCAAATCTTCGGGAATAGTTTTCTCAAAAAATAGATAACCTTCACCCCCAGTTAAGTCATTATAAATCATTCGCATAGTTTCCAGTGAATAAATGTTCTCTCATCCAATACGATGAAGCCAGAGACCTTGAACCAAGGTCCCAGATATCTAGGCTCTTTATAGTGTTTGTAACACCATTTCTCTAATTCTGACTCGCCCTTGCGTAATCTATCAGTGTCTCGAATCGGTATCCTGATAAACACCCGTTCTTCAAACACTCCGCCGGCAGCAGGTACTTGCTTCTTAATCTTCTGTGTTGTGGGAACTGCATCAACTACCTCATACTCTAGTGGAGTCAACCCCAAATTAGCTTGAACCATAAATAATCTCTCTCGTATCTAAACTTGTACTTCAAATAATTTCCTGCATACATGAATCTACAGTGTTTGTTATATCCATGTATATTGTTCCTAATCCAGTCAACTGATTTCTGATATCTACTAATTGTTTCAGCCGGTTCCTCAATATGAACTACTACTTCATACCATCCTGGATTAGTTTCGGCCCAGCCTCTAGTTCTATCATAATAATTCACAATGTCATCATTTACAGCCACCGCAACTTGAACCAATTTGCGGATTCTTCGTTAGCAAACGAATAAGCATAGATCATGTCTGCATTCAAACTAACATCTGACACATCGGTGGCCACTACACATTCGAAGTCAGGATTATTACGGCACCATTCCTCTATTTCTTGAGGATTTTTAGGATCAGACACTAATATAGTGCAAGGACCTAAGATTGACATTAACGATACCTCAATAGAAAAACAGTATACTTGTGTTCATCTACAATCTCAAATCCTCGGTCTTGCCAATCAATCAATCGTAGTCCATATTCTGGTTCTGAGATTTGATTACAGTATTCATTTGAAATGCCAATCTGTCTGTAATCGTAGGACTTGTCGATCAATTGATCGGTCCACTTGTCAAACAAATCCTTATCCATATGAAAATATTTGTACATCAATATCCTCCCGCTAACAATAGTTCCTTAACTTGACTTACACCGTCAGTGTTGCGATGGAACTTCAATGCCCATTGTTCAGGATTAATATAGTCTAGAACCATCTTCTGCTGAGTCATATCTAAGCTCTCAAGCAACTCAATACCACTTTCACTTTGATATAGCATCCAGGGACTAATCTTGCCATTCACAATCAGACTACAAATACGATTTCGATTACCATAGCGCAAGTAGTCTTTGCTTTGGATATTCTCGTTCTTTGCAAATTCAATCGTAGTTTCAATGCTACGAGCAATTGCGTCGAGTGGATCTTCTTGCCTTAGATAATCAACTAAGAATTTATCATAGTTGGTATCACTGCACCAATTGTCAATCTTAATATTGTTCTTTAGCAACCAATCCGCATACCGATTAATATTGATACACTTGATATCAACACAATAATGACCAAACTTCACGAATGCCAGATAGTATGCCGACTTAGCAAAGTCCTGATATGTCTTTTGCTTCTTGCTAGCGGTGTTTCTTTTATAGAACTCAAGCCATGACTGGAACCCAATACGATTACCTGGCATGTCACGATCTTGCCACCTGCGCTTTGTTTCACACAGGTGGCTCATCATGGTTGTTTCCTTCTGAAAATATCTATTACAAAATTCGCATTGGAATTCTGTCTTAGTTACCGAAGGCTTCTTCGTATTCTTTGATATCTTCGTCTGTAATAAGGTCACTTAACAACTCGATTTCGTCAAACTTTAACTCAGGAAACTTATTAGCAAGATACATCTTTTTCTTGTGACTGTCAACAAAGACCTCAGTGATTAGGTTAAGATCACCGTCACTTGACTTGGGGTATACCTTCTTGTAATAATCCTTAATTTCTTTGTGCTTTGGGCTTTCTTTAAGCTTACTTACACGCTCACGGATATGGGGAATCCATTGATGAAACTGCTTGCCAATCCCTGGACTAGCAGCACACAGCATCAACCATTGCAGTTTAGGATGCTTCTGAACATTCTCATTGAACAAATATCTATTAGCATGATAGTCAGTGCTTTGTAGATAGTAGGACTGTACATCCTTGCTGCCCTTAACTGCACTGATCCAATGAATCATCATGAATGGTACGAACTTCTTTTGTTGTTCGGGCGTTAACCTATCATAATACGAATAGTCCTTGCGATCAATAGCGGCAAGTGCATCGAAAAGATCGAAGTCGACCTTATCAAACTTTTCGTCCTTTGATAGAGTTTCTTTAGCCATTCTACGCCTCGTAGCTGTTGTTGCTTGGATCCATGTCTCGGTACTTCAAGTACAATTCATAGATATAATCTACATGATTGTCTGGAGAACCTAACTCAATAGCAGCTTGATGGTGCATAAACAACGCTGCGGTGATCACTTCTCGTTCCTTAGTATCCATTACGCCTTCAATGCTTCCATAGTAAGAATATGTTCAACTGCCTTACCAAAATCATCACCGTGATTTACGATAGTCAGTGTAGGACCGTCATTCTCTTTATAGCGATCTTGCTTGTAAGATTCAATAACATACCCGCCCGAAGCAGGATAAACAGTAAAACGAACGCTACTCTTGCCACTGATACCATCGTGTGCGCGGATAACATCACGGTCAACCGATTCACTACGAGCATCTTCCCATGCTTGGCGAACCCAACTATTAAACTTCTTTCTAAACCAACCCATCTTCTTTTCCTTCTTCTTTGAGGGATCAACATACACTTTTGCGTTATGTTTGATCAACCCAGCTGGAGCCCATGTCTGTTTGACTTTTGCGTACTGTGATGCCGCAATACTTCCGTTACCCGTTGACATTATTTCTTTGTCTTCTTGGAAATCGTGATCTTAACGTCAGTGGTTAGTGTACGAATAACACCCATAACATCACTCTGCTTGTTAATCTTCTGAAACTTCTTAACCTTAGACTCAGTAATCATTTTCTTTCCTTCTTAATACGCCATTGAATAATCTACAATTTCACAATTTCTACTGACTTCTTTAACAAAGTAAATGCATCTGGGCTTTTCTCCTTCATCAATTGGAACACATAAAAACTGACCATTCTTTAGTCTCGGAGCATACCAAGTAACTTCTGGATATACATCTACGATTTCAATAGGTAAGAATGAGGGAGCAAATGAACTCAATGGATTAAACTGAAATACGTTGAATCCCCTATCATTAAGACTTGACAATGGAAGAGCTTCTAAGTCTCCATGCTCTTGTTCTCCGATCAATACTTGCCAGTCGATCGGCATCTTGATAACTTTATCAGCTACCTTTAAGACTAGAGCAGGACTGTTGAATGATTCGAGAAAAATTAAGGGAATATAATGATAGTCTACGTTAGCGGGGACGCTGTTGTCTAGTATAGCAAAACGAAGGTCATCAATTTCTTCGGGAAGTGTTTCTAGGTCATAGAACACATTATCTAATGTTAGTATTCTCATTGTAATATAGTATCACTATTGGTTAGAGTTGTCAACATTTTAATAATCTAATTTTTCCAAACTGAAAGGATAATTCGCTTCCCTGTAATAAGCTTTGCGTTGTGTTAAGTGACGCTTAGCGAACTTACATGTCGAAGTGATATCCCAAATCTGCACGAAGTCCTTATCTTCTGCTTTACGAATGCCACGACCTATTGACTGAATAACACGGACAAACGATTTGCCAGGCTCAATAAGAACCAGATTAAAGATGCGAGGAATATTAATTCCGACAGCCGCGACGCCGTACGTAGCGACAATAATCTTATCATCACTTGTCGCAACTTCGTCATATTCTTCCTTTCGTTCTGTCAAACTGGTTCCGCCATTAACGAATACTGCATTAGAACCTAATCTACTGACAATTTCCTTGCCTGCATTAACTCTATCTACTAAGACGAGGGTGTTGCCAGTCTCATTCACCTTTTCAATGAGTCCTGCAATGGTATCTAGACGGTTATCGTCTTCTAGCAAATGCTTAAGTTCACTTTGATAGTTGGTAAACTCTACATTATCCTTAAGCTGGACAATGTTAACGTGACATTGTGCGAGAACGCCGCGATCTTGTAGTTCACTAGCAGACAACTTACCGATAACAGGACCGAGAGAAACGAGCAACGATACACGGTCCATTTCAGCTTTAGGAATAGTTCCCGTTAGTCCCCAGCGAATAGGAATATTGCTGAACACTCCAGTAAGCATGGTCTTAAGAACATCAGCCTTAGCCATATGCACTTCGTCAACCATAACACAAACTACGTCTTCGAAGAAGAATTCATCAATATTCTCTTCTCCGGCGTCTGCTGTATTTTTGAATAGATTGTTTAGGCTTTGCCAAGTGCAAATCGTATGTGTCTTGCCATAGTCTTTGCGATCACCGAAATAAACGCCTACGTCAAGCCCTAAGTTGATATAGTCTGCTTCTGTCTGTACAACTAGACTCTTGTTAGGAACGATCACGAGAGAGCGTCCTAGATGCTCTACAGACTTCGATAGAGCAGCAGTCATAAGTGTCTTGCCCGCGCCCGTAGCGACTTCCTGCAAACACTGTGGGTTCTTTAAGAAGTTATTGACAATCTCTACCTGATAGTCTCTGAGCATGATTGGTTGACCAGCCATTGGGTGCTTGTCAGGCCAAACTTTATCAGCAAAACTATCTTCACGGATTAGATCAAAATCAAGCTTACCGTGGTTCTGCCTGTTGTCAACTAATTCAATGTCATAATTCTTATCATAAAGATATGTTATAACATCTTCTAGTAGGTTCAAGTAGGTGCTTCCGGCTAAGCTGAAATAGCTGATCTTGCCATTCCATCTGCCCAGTCTGACCGAGGGCAGATATCTTGCCCCCGGCTTTTCGTATTCAAACTTCTTCATCAATGCACGACGATCCGATAACTCTAGACCCTCGATCTTTACATTGACTTCATCCTTAATTATGATTTTAGCTTCGCTCATTTGACCTCGATTGGTCGGCTATCTCTTAGCACGACTGTTTTACTTAGCTGGCCTGCAAAGGCGCCGCGAACATCGATTGCGCTAGTATGCTGCAACAGCATGTTAACGCCATCCGGGAGACTACCATAACTCAATGGTCCTAGAGAATTCATGCCATACTTGGTAATCAATCCAGTCAAGGTATCCAAGTTGAAGTGCGTCCTAAGTCCTCTGCCAATCACAACATTTTCACACCCCAAACTCTTCATCCAAGAGATTGCAGTTTCTACCCTATCGATTTCTATTTCATAGACATGCTTGCTAGCAAACTCTAGTCTAGGATCAGATTCGTAGATCGCCGGATCAATATCAATCCCCATCATTGCCAGATTGAACAATGTGGGACCGTCGATATTTAGATCCATATCCTTTATTAGATCATACAATACTTCGTTGATAGCTGCTACAACAGGTCTGCCATTGATAACCCTAAGAGTAGGATTGTAGACCTCAGCAGCATATACGTTGACCTCATTGAGTAGCTTTTCTAACTGATCATCGAACCTTACACTCCCAAAATATTTTGGAAGTTGTTCGTTTGCAATCTTTAGTGCAGTGGTACTAAATGCAGCACGATACATTTTCGTGTCTCGGTCCCAGTCAAAGCTGTTATTTTTGACAGAGCGGAACGCACTGATAAATGTTTTGTTGAAGGGTACCTTAATGACAATACTATCATCAAACAATGATACTGTTGCTCCTGTGTACTCAGGTGTGCTTTCTACTACCATAGTCTTCCACGGTAGAGTCTTTAATTCTTCCTTAACAAAACCATTCTTCGTAAGCTGCTTCTTGTACTTGCTGATAAGATTATCAAACAACGCAGCCTGATTAGAAGTTACACGATGATTATTAGTAATCATAGTTTGCAGGTTAGCCATGAACTTGTAGTCATACTGACTCAAGCTGATCTTACCCTGCAGGAAGAAGTATAGGAGTTGTTCTTTGTTCTTCATTTCCATAATATAACACCATGTGTTAGACGTTTCAAGCATTCTGGCAAAAAAGTAGGGACCGTAGCCCCTACAAGTTTTTAAAAAGGCTGTATTGTTATGCGTTAACTCTTATTCCAAAAAACCAAAGATCGATACGAGCGAACCAATGACCATCATGCTTACCAAATCCAATGCGAAGCATTCGGTTGTTAGTATCTAGGGAAATATGCGTCACTTGCATTCGGTTGATCCATCTTTGCCAGGGACACACACCGGTGCATATTGATCACACACTGTATATACCTGAGCCTGCGGCATCATCATGGTTGTCTTACCATCAAATGACATTGGCACTAGAATGGTTTCTGTTTCGGCATGACTAGCTACACACTGTTGCTGCCATTCTGCATGTTCGGGGCGAGTATCACACCCCGAAAGCAGAACACACAATGCGATCAGTGCATACCTCATGCGCGGGTCATACAAGTGCTTTCAGCAAGCACCTGCCACTTGTTCGGAGAAATCTTGCGAAGGTCAGCAATCTTAAGAGCCATACGGATCGACAACTCACGGAGACGCTTCACATTCTTTTCCATAAAGTTGAGAATTTCTTCGCCCTCGCTGTTGGAAAAACCATAGTCCTTGAACAGACCACCGTCTGCATCACGATCAACCTGACGAATACGAAGCAGTTTATCACGTTCAGTATCAATCGTGAGGTCGATGAAGTGACAACGCGATTCCAGAGCCTCGAGGTGATCCTGCAACTTCTTCGAACGAACGTTAGCAAACTTGAGGTTCGTGATGAAGATAGCAGAACCCTTGTATTCGAAGCTGTTGGGGATACCTTCGTCACGCAGAAGGCGCGAGTCCGAGTTCCAGCAAATGCGCCGACGCTTACCGCTGTCAAGAGCAGCCTTGAGGATGTTCAATGCAAGTTCGTCACCGAAGACGCTATCACAGTCGTCAAACACAAGAATGTTACCCTTGTCGCTGAAACGATACAGCTGGGCATACAGACCGAGTGCAGTCATAGCACCCTTGACAACTTCGTAACGCTGACGCTTGTTAGCAATCTTGTCAAACAATGAAGCCTTTTCAAGCTGGGCTTCAACACCAAACGACTTACCAACGCCCGGAGGGCCCGAAACGATCATCGCACGAACATCACCCTTGATGCAAGCAGCGGACATTTCATCGAGGATTTCAAAACGAGAAGCAATACGATCCATTGCATCTTCATCGGTTTCAGCAACAGTAGTTGCAGCAGTTGCAGCACCGTTCATTTCAATACTGTCAGGACCTTCGATACGGATCTTGACCTTTTCAATTTGATGGGGAAACTGTCCTTCATTCTTGACAGTGATGTAAGCACCCTTAGCACCATGCTTGATGCCTTCAACGAGGGTGAACTGGGTATTAATAACGGGGAGATTGCGATACTCACCCGACTTGACGAGAACGGTAGTCATATTCAAAGCCTTTCAACAGCGTTTCAACAATTACTGTTTTATCAAATCGAGTGGGTAATGTCAACCAAAAAATCGCCGGAACCGAAATTATTCGGAACCTTTTTCTGGTTCAGCATCAATCAAGTTTTGCAATAGATTGTACTGTTCTGCTGCCTTTTTGAGTGCAGGATATTCCTGCTCAAGCGTCTTGCGATCAGTCTTTTCAAACTCAATTGTAGGCTTGCCAGTATCCTTTTCGATGCCCATAGAATATTCATATCCACTATCAAACCTACGTAGGATACGATTTAGACTTACTCTTTGTTGATAGACGATAGCAGCGGTAATAGTGTGCTTTGCATTTTCCTCAACCTTTTCAAGAGTCTTGAGGAATTCAATTTCATCCTTGATAGCGTCATAAATGGTGTAGGGCATTACTTCTTACTTTCATTTGCCATTGCGTGGCCGCGTTCTACCCAGTTTTTAAACCCATCGTCACGCGGGACCTCAACCCAAACATTGGGTCGGTCATCATACATGCGGAAAGTACCGCCCGGCAGTGTAACTTCTCTGTAATTCATAACGCACCTACACGTTAACTTAGATAAAACGAACGATAGCACCCAATACATAGATACCAAGCAAGCCCGCATTCACTGCCATCAAAGGAGCATCCTTCATACGAATAGCAGCAAGCAGCCAGAAAATAGAACCAATATTAAATGCGATGATATTAATAGGATCGAATCCAGCAGCAGTTGCAAGGGCACCGAGAATAGTAGCAGCAGTACCCACCCACTTACAGACGGTGAGATAATGCTTGTTCACGAAATCACGCACCACTTCGTTGACGTTCACAGTTTTCGAGTTCATCTTTAATCCTCAACTTTTCTTTCTTGAGACGATGAATCTCATCGTCGGGTCCATGTGTGTGAGTAAGTCGATTAATTTCCTGCTGAATATTGTAATGCTTATTCTTAAGCTTTTCAATATGGCTCTTCAACTTTTCATCACTCATAAGTTATAACATCCTTTTGTATGTTTGTCAACCGACAATTTTCCAACCAGGCTTGACCTGATAGAAGTGCAGTGTGTCGTATGCACGTTCAATATAAGCGCCTTTGATAGTAACAGGCTTTGTGATAAAGTGTTCCCAACTAGGAATCAATGAATTAGTCTTTTCAATAGAAACACTATAGCGATTTTCGTGTTGATCCTTAAACCAATACTTGATACTAGGATTTCTCTTTTGCCTTTCGTCAAGCGAACGAATATATGTTAGCGTAACCTCTTCCCAACTCTGCTGGCGCTTATTGATTTCCTGATATTCAGTGTCAAATACTTCGCTAGCCAAAATCAAGTCATGGTGATAAAAATAAGGAAGCTTGTAAATCATACCGAGGTATGAGTCAGAAATTTTAGTAACTTCTCCCCACCGAATATCAATAAATTTAGCCAAATCCTGTCTAAACTTGCTCATTTGACTTCCGCGCAATTTAGCAAACATTATCTTTCCTTGATAATACTTGCGAATTTTTTCAGCTAGGTCGTAATCATCCTGATTCACCTTATCATATAGATAGGACGGATTGTGATTAAGTGAAGTGAACGCACCAGTTGGATTGTAATCCTCAGAATTAGGATCGCTAAGTCGGTACTGACAACAGCTTAGAACCAATGGATCAATGTTCAATTCAATGAAAGATTCAGCAGCGCGCGGTTCTTCAATGAGAATATCATCCGAAGTCCAAACTGGTGTAGTGAGAGCTTGAAAGTTAAATGCCATATGATCAACTTATAGATTTATAGGTTAAAAATCAAGTATGTAGTTACCCAATTGAGATATCTTCCATACCAGCGGTTCTTAGACGGACAACGTGTCCTAGCATAAAGTTTTTAGACTCTAATGCTTTGATAACACCGGTCCACTTGTTGCGTAATAGTGCCACCTCATTAATTAACACTTCATAATCGATAACTTCGTCTTCTCCCTCTGCATACTTTTCAGCATCACGAGGGTTAAGTTGTCTGTTATAATTTTCTAGATACTTTTTAAAATATTTTCTTTTTAGCTTACGTAATTGAATTTCTAGGTAACGTAATACTGCTTCAATCTCTTGGAGTTGATTGAATCTATATTCAGTGACGCCCGGTAGTGCGGCAATGTTTTTTTCAACATTGCCGTACACCGAAACATCTTTCTTTGCACCGAGCAATTCATTCTCATAGTGAGCAATGAAGTCTGGCAAATTACTTAGATCGGATGTTACCTTACCATACCAAGTCATTAGTATTCTTCGTCTTCATCATCGTAATAATCATCATACAAATCTTCATCTTCAAACTGTTCATGATAAAGACCGTCTTCCGGAGTTTCTAAGTAAAAATCAAGTGCATCCTTGATATCCTTATCACCTCTAAAAGTATTCTTAATTTCGTGAGCAGAGTAATCTTCTTCTACGAGATAGTTAACCAGTGTTTCGGCGGCACCATCAATGTCACCTGCTTCGATGTTTCCTTTGAGAAGTCTCCAAACTTCACCGATTAATCCGATACTCATTCTGCAACTTCCTCTTCTTCAATGAGGGCTGCGTTCTTGCTTGCAGACTTTGCTTCGAATTCGGCCATGATAGTATCAAGACAACCATCGTCATTTGCTTCCCAAGCCTTGCGGAACTTCTTAATGATGGTGCCATCAAGCTTGTGATAGACAAGACTATTGCCTTCCTTCGAAACAAGACCCATAGATTCAGCCATGTCAAGCATACCTGAGTAAGGGTTCATACCAGTTTCATAAGGAATCTTAATCTGTACTGATTCGAAGGGCTTTGCGTAACGAGTCTTCATTACCTTACAGGCACTGCGAATACCGCGAACGTCACTGACCTTGTTACCTGATTCGTCTTCTTTAAGCTTAAGCTTACGCATAGCTACAACGATTGACGAAGCATAGATAAAGCCTTGACCACCACTAATCTTATCGTCAGGGTCAAACATATCCTGTGAAGCATAAGTGTGGTTAGTAGCAACAAGACCAACGTTATTCGAACCGAACATGTTTACGCAGTTACGAACAAGTGCAGTAAGAGCCTTGGGCTTGCGACCCATGTCACCCTTCATGTCACCTGCTTCGAACTGATTAACATCGGTCGGAGTGAGCAACATACCAAGACTGTCAATAACAAACAGTACCTTGGGCTTTTCTTCTTCATTAAGAGACTTATAGCCCTTCATGAATTCACTGATAGTCTTGGCAACATCATCGATCATTGCCATATTCAGCTTGAGCAATTTGTCTTCGCTAGTGTCAACGCCAAGAGCATGAAGCCAAGCTTCATCAAGTGCGTTTTCACTGTCGATTAGAACAACATAGATGCCCTGCTCTTGGGCATGACGAACGAGGTTACCGGAGCAGATATATGACTTACCTGATCCAGACTCTCCGGCAAAGACAGTAACTTTGCCAAGAGGTATCCCCTTATTAAAATCTCCACTAATTCTATAATTGAGTGCATAATTACCTGTACTTACCCAATCAGTCGGGTCGTTAAATCCAATGCTAAGGCCATCAATAGCCTTAGTGATGTCCTTACGGAACTTACTAATGTCAAATGGTTTTGCCAATGTTAAATCCTTATCTAATAATCTTTAGCAACTTATCATGTTGTGCATTTTTTTCAAGCAATTCGGGACTATTCTCTGCAATCTGATCCAAATCATAATCACTAGGATAATGCTTTAAGATAGAGCGGGCGCGGTCCCTAACAATACTAGGTACCCTAGGAGTTTTACCAGGGTCACACAATTCTTCTAAAAGTTTTCTACTTTGCTTTAATGCACGATATCTATCTACTGGGGTTGTCATGGGAACTCTCCGTAACAGAGGGGGTAGGTTGCCCTACCCCAAGTCCAAATTACTTGGACTGACGAGCGCGGATCATTGCAAGAATGTCCTGCGCCTTGTCGCTTGAAGTTGAACCCTGAGGAACAACTACCGGATCTGTTGCAGACGGAGTATCTTCGTCCCAAGGCACCTCGTTAGATGCTGCTTCCTGTGCGTGACTATTGACAGAAGACTGGGCAACTGCTGCGGGTGAGCTGGTTTCAGCAGACTCAGACTGTGTATCCGCAGCAGCTCCAGCAGGGGCTTCAAGTCCATAAGGACGATAGTACGCACCCCACTTATCAGGATCATATGCACGACCATCAACAGATGCTTCGAACATTTCCTTGATAACACGAAGTTCTGCTTCGCTTGGCTTCTTGGGGAGGAAGTCCGCAAGATTGAAAAGACCATGTGCTTCAATAGCAGCGAGTTCAGCCTCAGTCAATGGGCTTTCCTTACGGGCCCAGTTAGAAGTCGAATAGTCAGCATAGCCACCCTTCGAAGTCTTCTTAATGTTGAAGTCAAGACCGCGATTGTAGTCAGTTGGCAATTCTTCCAACTCAGGGTCCATCAACGATGCCTTGATAACAGTCTGAATCTGCGGACTGATTACGAAGCGACGGATCGGGTTAGCTGGAGTCTGGTCGTCACCAAGTGGGTTTGCACGAACAAAACCCTGATAGAGATAAGAACGCTTCTTCCAATACTTGTTAGCGAGGTCCTTAAGAGTGTCATCCTTGTACCAAGGACGAACTTCTGCAAGAACAGGGCAGTTGTCGCCATACATTTCTACGCAAGGAACCTGAACGATTACCTGCTTAGCATCAGGCTGACCCTTGATGCCATTGAACGGAAGCTTGATGATTTGACGTTCAACCCAGAAATAAGGATTGTCTGGATTGCCATCAGGAAGGAAACGCACTGTTGCAGTTGCGCCTTCTGAAATATTCCAATGTGCATAAATTGCGTTATCAGACTGGGCGCGGGGACCATTGTTCTGATTCTTGTTTTCTTGGGCTGCCAAACGAGCCCGGATTTCTGCTAGACTTGCCATTTTGTTTTCTCCTTTATAATGTGCCTAAGTTGAGCCTAAATGTGTTTTTATGTTTCGCTGTCGGAGACAACTACACACAAGTTATGTTATAACTCATGTGTAATGTATTTACAATAGAATTGGGCGCATAATATAATATTATATTACGTTATGTGCCCAATTTGTTATTATCTTTTAAACTTCGCCATTTCGATGATACGAGCTAGTTCTGGATCAATCTCAGTTGATTCGTTGGCGCCAACTAGCTTGCCGATATTGTTGTTCTTTACTTTTTCTGTAGGTCCCAATTGACCTACTTTCTTCTGTTCTGGACCTAAGTCTTCTTTAACTTCTTCTTCATCATCATACTTCCAAAGATCAGTCAATGACACGCCGGGCTTAAAGTAGCGATGCAGCTTGTCACCTAGAATGTCTACAATAGAATGGTCGTACCCATCTTTGGTCATCTGGTCGTGCTTTGGATGCTTTTCACTGTAGTAACCTTCCGCTTCGTCTACTTCTTTATTCTTTTCACGTTTGATTAGCTTTTGCTGTAGCTCAGCAGGAGAACCTTTACCAACCTTCGCTGATAATGCCTTTTCCTTTTGGTCAGGGGACAATGATTTTGTTGCTGCTTTCACAGAATCAACATCATGCATTCCCTTTTCCCAGCCCTTCATACCGCGCTTAAGTGACTTCAATGCACCTTTAGCAAACTTCTTTACTGACATAGGCTTTGCGGTTTTGTCTTGGCCTCTTGGACCGTCAAAGTCACGCTTTGACCCATGTTCTTTGTCCATTTCACTAAGATCATTGGCTGCAAATCTGCCGCGGTGACGAGAAAGTTCTTTAGCCATTTCTTCATGTTCAAAGTCTTCTTCGTCTGGAATCCAGCTATCATCATCCCAATCCATATCATCTTCGGATCTATCGTTGATTCCTGCTAGCTTAGCGTAATGATCTAAATCATCGTCACGACCAAACAAGTCAGTATCAAAATCTTTAGCTAATGCTCCGTAATACGGCTTTCTTTTTGGTTTTAAAGGAACTACATTATCTTCCGGTTCATCTAAATCAAGCTTTTCGTTGATTACGCTATCAGCCCACTCTGCTAGGTTATCAACTTCTGCCATTTCTGAAACTGGCTTCTTAAGTCTTGACAAGATGGGCATAGCACTTTCAATGCGAGGGTCTACCATTTCTTGAACGAACAATTCGTTGATTGATTCGTCTAATTCGTCTTCCATCAAAGGAGGAGTCCATGATTCAAAGTAGTTCTGATATCCGCGATGAGTTGATAACTTATGCAATGTTTCACGAAGACCATTATAATGGTTGATACCTTCTTGCACTAATTCTTGGGCTGACTCATTAAATTGACCATTGCGGGTGGCACGGACGAATCCAGCCATCTTGTTATAGTCTTCGCAAATAGACTTGATATGATTCCACTTTTCGTCGTTAGGTACACCACCTTCTGCAATATGACGAGCATATACACGAGCAATACCGGGCTTGTTAGTGGGGGCCAAGAAGCGTTCGCCGTCAACGTTTTCTAGATAGATACGTGCAACATTTCTGAATCGTGCTTCGCCTTCTTCAAGGCTGCGATTGTGCTGCAATACGATCTTTACGTTAGGAACAGCATCATTGTATGATGCCTTCTTACCCATTGCGTGATAGCCTTCTGAAATTCTTTCTTTCATCTTGTAATAATCCCGTTGTCTCATATCATCGCCTAAGCGATCTTTGTTTGACAATTCAAAACTTAATTGTCTGCGCTGGGCCCAATTCTTTAAATGCTTTAAAAAGCCAGTCCAACTGTCATCGTATTCGGCGCCCGGGGTGTTGGTGCTAGGACTTTCTTGCTGTTCCTCGTCATAGTACACAATCACGTTGGAAGCATCGTCAATGCTCACCCAAGCTTTTCCGTAATCTTCGCCGTCTTTTGTGAAGGTAAATTCGATTACATCGGCGGCCTGACTAGCTGGAACACGTTGATTTTTACTGTCTAGAGGGACAGGTTTATAGCCTCTTACTTTAAGAAGATCATAGAGGTCGCGGTTAAAACTTTCATTATCTGTAGCCATGCTTATATTTATGCCAACTTAGCCCAGGACGGCAAAGAATGGCAATGGCTGAATTATCTCGTCGTGGTCACGAATATGATTCTCAATGTCACCGTGATAGTCTGATAATTGCTGCATAATTCTTACTGATAGCAATGAAGCCATAACTAGGTCGTCAGTGTCACCTATCTTGGCTGCATAGCTGCCACCACTCGCAACAAATGCCTTAAGTTCACTGATTAGTGATCTACTATACACCGTCATCTTACCTGATTCTAATAGAGTTTTGAATTTAGCGCAAGCTGCAAGTTTAGGCTTCTGCGATGTATTGAAGCCTCTACGCTTCTTACCGGGTTCGCTCAAAAAGATTCCAGGAATGTTACTTTCACCAAACTCATTCAATGATACGAGTGCTGCCTCACCGATGCTATTGTTCTCTAATGAATAATAGATATTATTGGGTTCACCAGTGCATTCTGCAATGTACTTGTTAATCTGTGCTAATAATTTAATTTGATTAGGAATGTCAGTTTTATTGTGCTTCCACTCACCTATCTGGGTAGTAGTGTTTGCTTCAAAAATCTGAATAGCAGCGGGGTCAGAACCAGTACCCAAGCTTGGGTCAAGACCAACCACATACAAGTTTCCTTTAGTTGGTTTCTTATACCATCTTACTTGACCCATTCTATTAATTGGTTCAATGCCTTCAAGCTTAAACAACGTATTTGGATTGATCAACGTTTCGTCTGCAATCAAGAATTCGCAGTCCATTTCACGCTTAAAGCGATCTTCACCGAGCTGGGCACGCATTTGTTCTGCCCACTTCTCATCACGCTCAGGATGTTCATTCCAATATGCTCTATATGCTCTAAACCCGTTTACTCCTAACTCAGTTGTGTTGCCGAATTCGTCTTCTGTCTTGTTAGCCTGCTTCCAAATAAGAGCAAACTGATCTTCGTCACTGTTTGGGGTTGAGGTGATGATTGCCTTACCACCCGTTGATAGCGTAGGAGTAATAGCAGTCCAGAACTCGGTTGCGATTGAGGGTCTAACGAAGGCAAATTCGTCAAGGTATAGCAATGAGATAGACATACCACGACCTGTGTTTTCAGTCGTAGTAGCAGACACGATGCGTGATCCGTTCTCAAAGTCTAGCGAACCCTTGTTATAAGTTGTTACGCCAGCTTTGATGTGATCTGGACAATTTTCATACGCATATCGTATTCGCTGCATAATTTCTTGTGCACCGGTGTACTTGTGTGCTGCAATTAGAATAGTGCTATCCGGAACAAACATTGCATACCAAAGAAGATATCCGGCTGCACTAGTAGACTTACCGGTCTGTCTAGGCATAAGACTAATACTAAAACGATATCTGTGGTAAGTATCGATTAGCTTCTTTTGGAATTCCCAAGGGTGATACTTCATTGCACCACGAGTAGGGTGCTGAATCAAGAAGAAGTTATCCATAAAATAAAGATAGCCTGTTTCAGGATCACAACATTTCATGAATTCTTCAAGTTCTTGTTGATTCTTGAAGACTGTTTTCTTATAAGGATCCTTAATTAAGGATGGTGCGTTTCCGTTTGACATAGAATTACTATTTTAAAAAAATACTCTCATATTGCTATGAGAGTATTTATTCTTATCACTTGATATCTAACGGTCTTGCTTTAGTAGCAACAATACAGTAATACTTTTCTGTGACTACAGTAGGATTCTCTGGATCCTCAGGATTAGGAATATTCAAATCAAATTCTAAATTATTGAATGTGTCGATATTGAATCCACATCTAATCAACAACGCAGTAAGTTGAGTATGTCCAAGAATGCTATAATGATTAGGATTGAATTCATGCTTACGATCACAATCAGGGGCAGGAACTTCAATGTAAATCTTTGAACCCTGCTTAAGAATACGATTATATTCCATCAAACTAAAGATAGGATAGGGGCTGTGTTCTAATGCATGGCGAAGAAAGATGAAGTCAACTGACTCATCATAATACCCATCCTTCTGAGGAAGGAAAGACAAATCATATCCCTTAATTGTATGTCCTTTAGCGATACAAGTTTGTTGATCTCCAGGACTGAGCGTGACACCGGTTACATTAGTGTATCCACGTTCTTTCATATTATCTAGGAAATAACCAGGACCGCAGCCCAAGTCAAGAATATGTGCATCCTTAGCTAGATTCAATGGATCGATGTAGGTTTCTACAATCTGCTTAGTAAGCTGCTGGTGAAACTGGCTATCGCCTTCATCGTGAATGTGTGCAGTGTAAAGCCATTCGTTGTAAAACTTTAGCTTCACTAGGTCGAGGGTTTGATTAATGTCTATTAGATTGTCCATAAAATTACTTATCAGGTGATTTTATGCTGGTTATTTTTTTCTATGATCTGTTGGACGTTTTGCTACAGGGCTTGTCTTATTCACTGTGTCTAGCTCATGTGAATGTTTGTTAGTCTTTTGACTGGACTTTTGGCCCATTACTTTTTCAGCGTGTCTACGGATTTCAGCTCCTTCGTCGGTATAGTCTACCATAGTGAAGTTGCTACCGATTTCGTTTTTAGGTTCCATATCGCCGTTTGGGGCAGCAGCGAGAGCAACACCAAATCTATATGCTAGATATGGGTTGTTGTTATTGTCTAGGCCTGGGTTGATTGTCATACCAGGAATAGCGTGCTTTGCGCTTTTGCGAAGCTTAGTATCTTCGTTTATGAATTCGCTGGCTCTCATTTCTTATAACCCTTAAAAGGCTTGAGAGTTGAAGTTATACCAGTGTCGGTAGGTTCTTCACTTGATTTCGTTGTTACCAGCTTAGCATCACTTGCGGTAAGCCCCATTTCGTGCAAGGCATCATCTAAGTATTTCTCTAGAGCATCAACACCTGCATAAGATACAATGATTTCATTTTCGCCCCACGGAGTTTCAGTTGCGAAGGGCGGAACATCGTCCTTTTTGCGCTGCTCTGCACCTTTTGCGCCTGCTAACGCAACACCAAATCGATATTGCATATAGAAATCGTTGTTCTTTAATTTGTCAATTACCCATGCAGCAGGAAGAGTGCGTTCTACTGCTGGCTGAATTGACCCCATTTCTTCGGTGATGAATTCTCTAGCTCTCACTATACTATCCTTATATTGACTGTGAGCCAACAACGTGTGTTAGATCATCACTTACTAATGGATTGATCAATAACCTAACATTTCCGTCTACTACATCCATGTCATAATTCACTAGGGGCGTTCCTAAGATAGAAGTACCATATCCTGAAAACCTAACAACAGTTTTGTCGGGACTTATCTGTGCATTAAGCTGTATTGATTGTGAGTTGAGAGTATTTGCGTTATTACTCGTGTAAACGGTAAACTGACCATTTGTAAATGTGTTAGCAGGGGTTTCGAAAATTACCTGCCCCGGAGTAGAACCTATTGTATTAGCTGTAGATTCGCTGACTGCGGTAGCAAACAAGTTACTGAAATTATTGTTGATCTTACCAAACGCTACACGTAATGGGTCGCCTTCACCATCATTGGGTAGTGTACCAATATTAATAATTTCTTGATTTGCCATACTAGCCTTCCGTTTTTATTAAGTATTTATCAAACGGAAGCCCAGTTTACTTTTTGGTAGCGTCTTCAAAAATCTTCTTTTGCTTCTGGTACCACTCATTCCAGCCTTCAACTTTGCGTTCGCATTCGTGGTATAGAATGTAGTTTTCTACTACAACTTTAGTGAATTCGCTGAGAGTCATGCCCTCAGTTGCTTCTTTAAGTTTAGCACACTTCTCTTGTAGAGTAGCAGGTGCTTCTGGAAATGTTGGGTGTAGAGGTTGTGCGGTTATGCATCCTGCTAGCATGAAAAGAGGAAGAATAACTAACTTCTTCACTTCTTTTCTCCTTCAAGCTTACTCGGATCTAGAGTAGCTGCTGCGTTATGGGCCTTAATTACTTCCGGTGGAAGTTCACATTTGTTGTCATGCTTAATGACTTCTCTATCCACATATTCGGTTATCGTCTTGCCCTTCAAGCGAATGACTTCTGTATCCTTGACAATCTTTTCTACGATTTCAGTGTTAGTCTGTGCTGCTTGAGCTTCTGCCTTTGCTAATTTGACCTTAAGTTCATTGACTGCGGCATCGGTGCTTTCCTTGTATGCTAGTGCGCCTTGTAAATAAACACCAGAAACAAGTAAAATGACTGACACAATATTGATAAGCAAGTTATACTGCTTAATGAATGGGACTTTGTTGATGAATGCTGCAACTAGGAGACCCAACACACCCAAAATAATGAATGTGAGAATGAGCCATTTAGGCATTAACGCAATGAGCCAATAGATGTTCATATTGTTATTTATCAAACGTCTTGCAAATTAGACCAATATGTGGAGTTGCGTAGCCATTCGTAATATAGCCGAAACCCTTCTTCGATATCGATCTTGGGGCGGAATCCAAAATCTTGTCTAGCTAGATCGATATTCAGAGAACCTCTACTAGGAAAGTCTGGGTCTCTGTCTCTTATATCGATGTTTCCTTTACCCACAATCTTAACTACAAGATTTGCTGCTTCAAGTAAGGTAATGCTGTGACTTTTAGTTACGTTGTACGTCTTATTATGTGTGTTGTCACTTAACGTTGCTGCAACGATTCCGTCTGCGATATCATCGACGTAGGTGAAATCCAAGGCTTCTTCGGCGCCATTGACGATAAGATTTGTTCCTTGCATTGCGGCGAGCATAAACTTGGAAACGACTCTATCCGCAACATCAAGTGGACCATAAACAGCACTAGGGCGGATAATAACATGAGTAAAATCATTTTTACGAGAGTAATCTTTGACAAGCCATTCTCCTGCAAGTTTCATAATGCCATATTGACCTTGCGGGTTGCATACAGCATTTTCGGTAACGTCATCGTTGAAGTCACCATACACCATACTACTACTTATGTAAACAAACTTACTAACGCCATGCTTCTTGGAAGCTTCACAAAGATTCAGTAAGCCTTCCGTCATAGTTTTGGCGCCTAGTGCCGGATCACTATTGACTACTTTCTGTCTAGGAAAACTTGCTAGATGAACAACAATCTCTGGTTTGAATACCTCAAAGATATGTTCTATCGCTCTGCGATTTGCGATATTATGCCACTGACATACCGAATAGATTTTCTTGACACGCTCACCGATCAAATAATCTATTTCGTCCTGGGGAATGATGCCATAATTGGTCATATTGTCAACGATTAGAACCTCGTGATCCAAGTCTTCTAATCTGCTTACAACATTGTGGCCAATGAAGCCCATTCCTCCAGTGACTAAAATTCTCACGTATTGTGCTTCAAGTAATTTTCTGCAACTAGAATCATTCCCCTAGCATATTCAGCATTTACTGGAATGGGGATATGAGTTCCTGCTTCATACTTCATGGCATTTTCGAGCAATGGTGCAATATCATTATCGAAGATTTGTGCCATATCATTGAACAGTGCCTGGGCCTCACGTTCTGTCATGCCTGACATAAGCGTATACATACGATCATCCTCGCTGATTCGTAGTCCATAGTCATGTCTAAAAGTCATGCACATGCTATTGATGATTTCTTCACGGGTTTTCATGCGTATTTCAACTTCCAATAAGTGTATTTTTCAGGGGTTAGGTAGCCTCTAATCAGATATCTAACCCCCCAAGCTGATATGTCAGTTGCTTGATGCCAGCTGGGAAGTGGATCAGAATTCTTCATCATCCACTGTCCGGCTTCTGAGTTCTGCCATTCAAAGATAGGCTCAGCCGCATAGATATCTGGATCTTCTACGTCGCCAACAGTAAACGTGTATGCGTTTACAACAATAGGTTTCACTAAACTGCCATCTCCGCTTTGATTGTACCATGACTTTTATAGTCAAATAGCACTATATCATCCATAGTGAATTTGTCAATATCTTTTATGTCCGAATTCAACTTTAATGTTGGCATAGGATATTCTTCACGAGAAAGCTGTTCCTTAACCTGCTCTATATGGTTAGTATAGATATGAGTGTCGCCGGTACTAATGATAAGTTCGCCCACATCAAGATCACAAACCTGAGCAATCATGTGCGTAAGCAATGCATAGCTAGCAATGTTGAAGGGTAGACCCAAAAATACGTCAACACTACGCTGGTACATATGGCAGCTTAGCTTACCCTTACTCACATAGAATTGACTCATAACATGGCAAGGCGGCAATGCCATTTGATCAAGCTCGGCCACATTCCAAGCAGTCATAATATGTCTGCGCCCGTTTGGATCAGTCTTGATGCCTTCAATCAGATTAGCAAGTTGATCGATTTCTCGCTTGTCAACTGCTAACCTTCTTCCTCCATGGTGAGCAGGGCCAAAGTCTTGTTGTTCGACATATCGGTTCCATCTTCTCCATTGCACACCATATACTCTTCCCAAATCCCCTTCGTGTTGAGCCTTGGGCAACCAATAAGCTGCTTGAGCATTTCCTGTCCATATAGTGCTATTTGCAATGTCTCTGGATCCGTGTAAAATTTCCGCAAGTCTTCTCTCATCATTACTCCCTTCAATGAACCAAAGCAATTCGCTCTTAACTGATTTCCATGCTAGTTTCTTTGTGGTAACAGCCGGGAAGCCTTTAGACAAATCAAATCTAAGTTGGCGACCAAAGACGCTGATAGTACCAACGCCTGTTCTATCGTCCTTGACTTCGCCGTTATTTAGTATGTCTTCAAGTAAATCGTGGTACTGTTTCATTTTCTTTTCCAAATGAATATAATGACGTTCTAGGGTGGTGTGTGACCTTTTGGCCTAACATATCTTCTAGCAGTTTGATATTGGACATGATATCAGGATACCTAGAATCACCGTAATCATGTCCGCAGAATAGTCCGCCAGGCTTAATGAGGGGTAAGAAATATTCTATGTACTCTAAGTCAGAGGGATTAGTGTGCGAGGCATCCAAAAAGAATATATCTATCAAATCTCCCGGATAGTCAATATTATTTGGACTATCTCCTCTCAGAGGAATCACGTTGGGATAATTAGATGTATTCTTAATGAAACCAGCTAGATCATCGAACTTGTCTATACAATATACTTTTACCGAGGAATCAGCTTCGGCCCAGGCACTAGCACTAAGTCCTAAATAGGATCCAACTTCAACTATTACTCCATCCGCAGGCACCATTTTTGCCCACTCTGATATTTGTAGTAGCTCTCGTGGTGCCATAAAGCCCAAGATCGAAGTGTCCATAGTTTTCTATTCTATATCCCATACAAGTATCTAGAGTTTTTAACTCGCCAATAGAAGTGCTGTTTATATAGAATAAACGGTAGGTATAAGGCCGCAATAAAAGTAGCTAGTGTAACCCAACCTGATGTTATAAACCAAAGTATTATCCAGGCAATAGGGACTGAGGCATATACAAAAAATTCTAACACTTTATTAATCTTTCGCAGCTTGTTACGTTTCGCTACTTCTTCGGGAGTAGGGGGAACATAGCTTTCAGATAACTGTCGATTCTCTTCCTGACTAACATAGATTACTGTAGGGGCAGGAGGTCGGTTCATCAGTACTTCTTGTCGAAGTGCTTCCCACATTCTACGTTCGGCATTAGCCTGCGCAATGCGGTTCTCTCCCCCAGTATGTTGTCTATTTTTTCTGGCTTGTAAGCATACATTACAGTAAAGGACTCCGCTATTACTATGAAATATATTGTTACATTCCCAACATGTTTGTGCTGTCATTTTCTTTTCCAAATTTCATATCTATGATCAG